TTTAGTTACATTTTTATTTTTATTAGTGGGAGGAGTAATTGGTTGGCTAACAAAACAACACGTATACAGTACTCAACAATTACAAGTATACACACATCCAGAAATGTTTGATCAAAATGGGAACATAATTCCCGATGAAATACTAGCAGTGAGGTTTGAAAACGATTATGAGCACACAGACGAAGACGACGAAGACGATTAAAACAAAAGCAGGTACTGCAGGAGTAATTACTAAACTCCCTCCAAAACCACTTGCATTTGAAGTTTTGGATCTTGTCTCAAAACAAAGATCTAATGCAAAAAAAGTAGAAATACTCAAAGAGTATGAGCACGATTCACTGAAAGCAATTTTCATTTGGAATTTTGATGAAAGTGTAATTTCTATGCTTCCTCCTGGAGATGTTCCTTATTTTGGTGATGATAATCCAGAAACTTCAACAATGACTGAAAGAATTAATCAGGCAGTTTCTTCAATGAAAGAATTGGGAACAAATTCTGTTGGGGTATCTGATAAGTTGCATACTACAATTAGGGTTGAATATGCTAAATTTTATAATTTTATTAAAGGTGGAAATGATGGGTTGAGTATTCTTCGTAGAGAAAACATTTTTATTAATTTACTTCAGGGACTTCATCCATTAGAAGCAGAAATTCTTTGCTTGGTTAAAGATAAAAGACTACAAGATAAATACAACATAACAAAAGATATTGTAAGTGAAGCGTATCCTGATATTACTTGGGGTGGACGTTCGTGAGTAGAACGAAAGTAGTAGAGGAGAAGGAGGATATTATTATGAACTGGTCGCAAGAAGAAAAAAATAATATTCCTCCCAAGTATGGTTGCGAAATTATTTTAGAAGATACCACATTGGAAAATGCAAAAAATCCATCATATCCAAATGATGCTTATGTTATCTTCTATAAAATAGAAAATAAAACATCAATTGATCTTTGTAGAGGATCTAGAGTTAAAATATTTGATATGTATTATGATAAGTTTGGGCCTGGAGTTGTTCAAAAAATTGATTTTGGATATGGGAGAACTAATCCTAAACTTTGGGGATATAAAGCACCAGAAAAAAAGAAAAGAAAATAAAATATTGTAAATTTGTATAATAAGTTACAAATATATTTGACTATATAATGAGACAGATATTATAATATTTGTCTCGTTCATTCGCTATTCGTAAATAGCGAACGGAAGTAAGCCGACTCGGAACGGATCGTTCATCTATGGAAGCACTGTTCTTAACGTGTTTACAAGCAAACTTTCTTATTGGTAAAGTTATTAATCACCCAGAGTTAACTTATCAACAAAAAAATGATATTGTCTGGGAAATTAAACAAGTTTCAAAGAAAGGTTGTTTCCAAGACGCAAAAGCCGACTGAAGGAACGCTCTTTAACCTAACCATTAAGGAGAATCCCTATGTCTAAAGTAGTTTATCGCGGCATTGAATACGATACGCAAAAGCGTTTAGAGTATCAACAGCAGATGATGCAGCAATCCCAACAATATAATGAAACTTATCGTGGTGTTAAGTTCGTAAAGGAGGAGCACAAGTGAAAAAACTCAATGTACTTCAACTTATTAAAGAGCAGAAGCAAAAAGAAGAGAGGCGTCATAAAGCATCTCTTGCTACTCTAGTAGCATTAAAATAATTAAGAGGGGAACTTGACTTCCCCTCTTTTTTTGTGTATAGTTATTATGTCTATAAGTTTAAAAATGGACAAAGAAAAGGTAAGGTTGATTATCAAAAATATGGAACTTCTTTTATCATCTCTTAAAGATGAGTTATTGGAAGATAGTACTCAAGAAAATAAATTTTTAGATGATTTTGAAAGTAGTGGTCCTCCTATAGACGATTTTGATGAAGTGTTTGATCATTAAAAATTATGAAAACAAAGGATATTATTAAAGTTATTAAAGATACTTTAAAAAAAGAACAGTTTTTTTCCGATGAAGAAATAAGGTATTTGAAAAATCAATTGAAAGAAGTTGAATTTTTAAATAAACAGGAAAGAACAAAAAATAATAAAGGATTTGGAAACAACTTATAGAATAAGAGGTTATGGAAATTTTAAACGAATTTGAGTTTATGAAACCAGAAGTAAAACTAATCAGTGTTACTCCTGACGCAGAAAAGCATATGGCATATTGTGCTCGCGTAAGTAACCCTGCAAATCAAGAGAACGAAAAGTTCTCTGGACTGCTCAAGTATTGTATTCAGCATCAGCACTGGAGCATCTTTGAGCAAGCAACTATGACAGTAGAGATTAATACTACTCGTGGACTGGCGGCTCAAATCCTTCGTCACCGTTCGTTCACATATCAAGAATTTTCGCAACGGTATGCTGATACTAATCTTCTAAACAATACTATTCCTCTTCCTGAACTACGTCGTCAGGATACAAAGAATCGTCAAAACTCAATTGATGATATTCCTGACTATTTAAAACTGACCCTGACCGAAGACATCCGCGTTCATTTTGAGCAAGGTCTACGTCTTTACAATAGACTTCTGGAGAAAGGAGTAGCAAAGGAGTGTGCAAGGTTTGTACTCCCCTTGGCGACCCCCACAAGACTCTATATGACCGGTTCTGTGCGGTCATGGATTCATTATATTGATCTTCGCTCTGCACACGGTACGCAGAAGGAACATATGGAGATTGCAGAACTTGTTCGTTGTATCTTTACTTGTCAGTTCCCTGCAGTATCTGAAGCACTTGGTTGGTCTCGTAAAGGATGTACAGAGTGCGTGGATGCACCCTCAATAACTATAGAATAAATATTTTTGTATATAATTGATACTAATGCCAACATATAGATTCCAAAACACAGATACGGGTGAAATTTTTGAAAAATGGATGTATATGGCAGAAAGGGAACCTTATCTTAAAGAACATCCAAATATTGTACAAATGCCAACTATTTTAAATTCTGTAAGTTCTGTTGGTGATTTTCAGAACAAAACAGATGGAGGATGGAATGAGGTACTTCACAAAGTATCTAAAGTTCCAGGAGCTACAGTAAAACCCTACAAGTAATTTAATGGCAAGAAAAAGAAGAAACAATGACAATCATCCAATTGGAGTTGGAATGACTGCCAAGCAGATGAAAAGAAGAAAACCAATTAGTTCCGATTATTTGATTGATATTGATCCTTTAACAGAAAATCAGAAAAAACTTTTTGATTCTTATTCTGAAGGAAAACATTTAGTTGCATATGGATGTGCAGGAACTGGTAAAACATTTATTACACTTTACAATGCATTAAAAGAAGTTCTTAATGAAATTACTCCTTATGAGCAAATTTATATTGTTCGTTCTTTAGTTGCAACCCGTGAGATTGGATTCCTTCCAGGAGACCATGATGATAAGTCTGCTCTTTATCAAATTCCTTATAAGAATATGGTAAAGTATATGTTCCAAATGCCCAGTGATGCTGACTTTGAAATGCTTTATGGTAATTTAAAGCAGCAAGAAACAATTAAGTTTTGGAGTACTTCTTTTCTTCGTGGATCAACTTTAGATAATTCTATTATTATTGTCGATGAATATCAAAATCTCAATTTCCACGAACTTGATTCTATAATTACTCGTGTTGGTGAAAATAGTAGAATTTGTTTTTGTGGTGATGCTTCACAATCAGATTTGGTTAAGACAAATGAAAGGACAGGCATTAGTGATTTTATGAATATCTTGAGAAAAATGCCATCATTTGATATAATTGAATTTGGTGTTGATGATATTGTCCGTTCAGGACTAGTCAAAGAATATATTATTGCAAAGATGGAAGCAGGTTTTTGATGTTTAATCACGTTGAATTGAATCTTCCTCAACTGGAGAGGGAAACTATTGAAGGAGTTCGTTATTATAAAGTTCCAACAGAGGAAGAACTTATCCGATTGGTATCTATTACCTCTGTAACTAGCCATTTCAATAAAGAAATTTTTATTAAATGGCGCAAAAAAGTTGGCAATGAGCAAGCAGAGCGTATTACAAAAGCGGCAACAAGTCGCGGAACTGATATGCATACACTTGTTGAGCAGCATCTTAAAAATGAAGAGTTACCGAAAGTTCAACCTCTTTCTGATTTTCTTTTTAAGATTGCTAAACCACAACTTGATAGAATAAATAATATTCACGCTCTTGAAGGGTCGCTATATAGTAGGCAATTAGGTATCGCTGGGACAGTAGATTGTATCGCTGAATATGACGGCGAGTTGGCAATAATTGACTTTAAGACTTCTAAAAAACCTAAACCAAGAGAGTGGATCGATCATTATTTTGTTCAATGTATGGCATATGGATGTATGCTTTATGAATTGACTGGTATTTCAGTTAAAAAACTTGTAATTATTATGGCTTGCGAAAATGGAGAATGCATTGTTTATGAAGAACGAGACAAAACAAAATACATTAAACTTCTCACAGAATACATTAGAAAGTTTGTTAGAGATAAACTTCAGGAATATGGATGATCAAGTAAAAGAAGAATTAAACACAAAATTTTTGTGTCCTCAAAAATTTGCACAAGAAATTGAAAAGATTGTAAAAGAATCTAAAATTAATTATATTGATGCAATTGTCACTTATTGTGAAGAAAATAGTATTGAGGTCGAGAATATATCAAAACTAATTTCTAAACCATTAAAAGAAAAACTAAAGCATAATGCTATAGAATTGAATTTTCTTAAAAAAACTACAAGAGCAAAATTACCTCTTTGATAAAGTGACTCCATTTGAAGTTTATAAAACATATCTTGCATTTAAAAACCATTTTTCAAAAAAGAATTACGATTATTTCAAATATTGTGGAAAGTCTAGAGCTTCTCTAGACTCTTTTCATAAGAGGACTGATAGATATTTTTTTGAAAGAACTTCTAGACAAAAAACTGATAATGAAATTAAAGCATATTTTGTAGCAAACTTTTCTTCCTGTGATGATCCACAATCACTATGGATAGGTGAAATCATCAGAAATGGTGAATCTGTATATATGGATTGGTTAAAAAAAATTCAAAGTTTATTTTATACATTTAAAACAGAAGTAGAAGTTTTTATTCAAAAAGAAAATTTTAAAAATTTATTTTCCTGCAAAAAAGGAAGACACCCAGAGATACTTAAAAAATATCTTGAGGGTGTCATTAGTTTAGAAACTATTGTAATACTCGATTTGATTTTAAATTATACATCTACATTTGATAAGCGTCTTGATGACCCTGTGTGGGAAACCGTAAGTTTAAAAATATTTAAGTATAAACCATTTCTAAATATTGATGTAGCAAAATATAAAGAAGTACTGCGGGAGATCGTATTGTGAGCTCTTTTTTTGAATCCGAACTTGTAAGGGAATCTTTATTTGAATTGGATGATCTTCAAAATCAACTTTTTATTGATGTTATGAATCTTCCTTTCCTTGATAAAGAAGGGAAAAAAGAGCATTTAGAAAGAATGAAAGAATTTCTTGAAAAACAGAAACTTTTTATATTTCGGTTATCTTTATCTGATGATCCAGAAGCAGTGGAAATGAAAGAAAAAATTATAGAGTCCGCTAAAATGTTTGGTTTAAAAGACGGACAAAATATCAATGATTTTTTCAATATTATGGAAAACAGCATAAAAAAACTTGAAGACAGCCTTGACATTTGACAAGGATTTTGCTACAATTAATACGTACCAATACGGCACACACTTTCAATACTACTAATACGGAGAATACGAATGGGATTTGCTGATCTTAAAAAGCAATCAAAGATGGGTTCACTTACCGAAAAACTCATCAAACAAGTTGAGAAACTCAACGATTCTGGTTCCAAAGATGACGACCGTTTTTGGAAACCTGTTATGGATAAGAGCGGTGTAGGTTCCGCAGTTATCCGTTTCCTCCCTGCCCCCGAAGGTTGTGAACTACCTTGGGCACAAGTATGGTCTCACGCATTCCAAGGTCCTGGTGGTTGGTTGATTGACAACTGCCTCACCACTCTTGGTCAACAATGTCCTGTTTGTGAGAAGAACCGTGTTCTATGGAACTCTGGTTCTGACCGTGACAAGGAAGAAGCACGTAAACAAAAGCGTAAACTTTCCTACTTTGCTAATATTTACGTTGTAAAGGATCCTGCCAATCCAGATAATGAAGGTAAAGTATTTCTTTATAAGTTTGGTAAAAAAATCTTTGATAAGATTATGGCAGCAATGCAACCAGAATTTGATGATGAGCAACCAATCAATCCTTTCGATTTCTGGACTGGTGCTAACTTCAAACTAAAACTTGTTAAGAAAGATGGTTACTGGAATTATGATAAGTCCGAGTTTGCATCTCCTTCTGCTCTACTTGATGGTGATGATGATGAACTTGAAAGCATCTACAAATCTCTGAACAATTTGAATGACTTTACAGACGTGAAAGAATTCAAATCATATGATGATCTGAAGAAGCGTCTTGAGTATACTCTTGGTCTTCGTGGTGTTCCCAAGAATCAAGATCCTGAAGTTGTTGCAGAAGAGGAAGAATGGGAAAGAGAGCGTCGTGGTGAAACTACATCCAACACTAGCGTACAATCTTCAATCTCTTCATCTGATGATGGAGAAGATGAAGATGATGCTCTATCATACTTTCAAAAACTAGCAGAATCATAATGAAGATTATAGTTCTTCTTTTTTTGATTTTATTTTCTTCCCCATCTAAAGCTATAACTTGGAATCAATTTTGGAGACCATTCAAAAATAATGGATATTATCCAACTTATTATGTTCCAAGATATTATAATGTTTGCAGAAGAGAAATATATCGTGAAGAATATGTCTCTGGGGATGGTATAAATGAAGGTTATATAAAAAGATGGACTGAAGTTCAAAGATATTCTTGCTAAAAAGAAAGGGGAGCATATGCTCCCCTTTTTACTTGAGACGAGAGTTATAAACTCTTTTTGTTTTTTTATCTACGAATTGACTTGAAGTATCATAGACCATCATATTCTTAACATCTCCAACAAAAGCACCAAGATATTCTGGTTTTAATACAAGAATTTGTCTTTTTTCATCATTTAATTTTGTTTCGTATGCCAAATTAGTCACTACTTTGATGGAGTTTGGAGCACTAAAAACTATTTCATTATCTATGTAATTTAATTCGTAAGATTTGGTTGAAAACTTTACATTTAGACCTTCTAGTGGTTCTGCCATTTCTTTATTTTATTGCTCTTTGAATTTAAATACTGGTACTATTCTTCCATTTCGGAACTCGCCAACAACTTCATATAAAGTATCTGGAATTTCTACATCAAGAGGTCCAATATAATCATCAATTGTAATTCTATATAATTGGCTTCTTCCTGTTACAATATTTATACCACTCCACGATGCAGGCCAACCATCATAAGTATTGTTTATAGTTAATTTTACACTTTGATTGTCTCTAGTATATGCATAAAAATTTGAAGTTGTTGCTGTTACCTCTGGAATGATTATTTCTACATCATTTGTTCTTGTTCCTACTTTGAGAACTTGATTTAAATTGACTGTTACTACATTTAATGCTTTGTCTGCTGGGAATGCTGGTAAAATATAATCTCTCCCGAGATCTGATATAAAGTCAAAAGAAGTTAATGGATCTACTAATAAACCACCAGGAATAATTAGTCTATTATAAGTATCTCTAGTTTCTACTGTTTCGTAGTGATGTGCTTGATATAAATTTTCTTCAGATCCATATTTTTCTAAAACATAATTATTAAATGATTCGGTATCTAAAGGCCAGTCATTTTTTATGTTTGTAATATTATTTGTTATTAAAATTACCCAGTCTAATGAAGGATCATTATATAATTTTTCAGCAACTTGATCTGGTCTTTCGCCATCTTCTACTTGATAATAATTAAATGCTGTTATTGCATTCTTAATATCCTCACGAAGTTTTGGTCTCTTGAAGATATTTTTTACTTTTATATAATCTCCATTAGATTTCCTATCTGGAGATTGTGAAAGATATTCAAGATCTGGTAGTTCTCTGAAATAAGACATCTTTAGTAACCTATGTCGTCTGGACCAACTTTTGGATTGTCATTAACTGCGACTGTTTCTTGATAGTCACTTTCGTAAATAGGCTCAAGTTCTTGGAAGTCCATTGCTAAAGCTAG